TTTTCTTAAAGTTTTTAATTAAAATAGAAACTTCTTTAACATCTTCACTTGCAATATCATATAACTTATCAAAGATATTAATACCCATAAATTGTGCTAATAAATCTTTTCTTTCTGATTGAGATTTATCAATGAATAAAGCATTGTTTCCTTGTAGAGATAATGCAGTTAAAATAAAATCTTCATATTTTCCTACATATTGTTCAATGATTTGATTTGTATCTCTTCTTTCGTTTCCGTTTAGGATTGTATTTAATCCACCTTCTTCTTTCCAAAACTGAACATCAACTTTAACATTTTTTCCTTTGTTAATTGTTTTAGCAGTTCTTTCAATGTGATAATCCAATCCATCAATTTGAAAATGTAAATGGCAAACAAAATCTGTTTTACGATTGTTTAGAATATTAGATGCTTTAAATGCTCTACTACATTTATCGTATAAACAAAATGATATTGCATCAAACAAAGAAGATTTACCTGCCGCATTTGGTGCAAATAATCCCATTAATCCACCAACTTTGGTAAAATCAATTTTGTTATTTTCTCCATAAGAAAACATATTAGAAAACTCAAACTTAACTGGTTTCCAATGTATATTTCTATGAATGTCTTCGTGAGTAATTCTACTATTAATATCTCTGTTAATTACTTCTAACCCATCTAAATCTTCTTTACTAACGAATGGCATCATTCTGTTAATATAATCGTTTATAAGTGAGTTCTGATAGTTTACATCAGTTATATCTTCAAAATCTAATCTATTGTTTCTATTACCCGTTTTTGATTTAGAAAGAGAATCTGTTCTGATAATTGTAAAATCTTCAACACCATATAATTGTTTTATTTCAGCAATTACTTTCTTTGTATCAGCAGTATCGGTATTGGATAAACGAACTCTTAAACGAGGATTCTTTGGCATATCGGAAACCTTTGGAACATTTCCATTATCAATATCCATTGTGTAATATCCATAATCATTTTGAATATCAATTTCCTCATAACTCATTTTATCCAAATCCCAAACAAGCAAACCATGTTTCTCCAAAGTTTCACCAAAGTTTTGTTGAACCAATGAACCTGCATATGCAATCGTACATCCTTTAGGAGATGTAATAATTTGTCGTTTATGAATATCACCTAATAAGGCTAAATCATATCCATCAAACATATCTGGTGTAAAATGACGAGATGAAACTACATACCCAATATCTGTTTGAGATGTATCCAATGGTCCGTGAAAAAGAGCAATCTTTTTATTACCAAACAATTTATTTGCAGGAATCCAATTCTCTCTTTTATCAAAAATAGAAAATACTGAAAAATCTACTCCACCAATAGAATAAACTTGAGTATCTCGTAGGTATGTAAAGTTTGGTAAGTTTAATGCTTCTACAATTGGAGTTAATACATCCAATCTATCGGAGTTATTCATATTACAATCGTGATTACCTGTAATAAGAATAGTTTCACACAATTTAGAACATTCTGTAAATAACCAACTAATCTCTCTCACTAATTCAGGAGATAATTCTAATTTAGCATGAGCAATATCTCCTGCTAAATAAATAATTGAATCCTCTGTTCCTCTTTTACGAATCTCATCAAACATTTTATTAAATACTTGACGATACTCATTGTGTCTTTTCACATTACGGATATGAACATCGGCAATGTGATAGATTTTCTTTAAACTCATAAACTATTAATTTTTGTTAATAACAACTCCTCTATTCCAAACTCTTTTGTATTATTTAATTCTTCGTAAAACTTATTATACCCTATATCGGCAGCATCTTTATCTTTTAGATTCATAAACTTAACATTTATTCCTTGCTTCCTAAAATATTCGGATGCTTTCAATGCTTCTGTTTTAGCATCATTATCTAATGAAATAACAATATCACTAACCCCATTCATAAAGATTTTCTCAACTAATATTTTAGATGGAAACTTACCTAATAGTGGGATTGCGTTTCTTCTGATTGTAATTGCATCAAATACTCCCTCACATAAGATAATGGGTTCATTCCAATTAATTTGTGAATCAAAACAAATAACATTCTTACTGATTGGTGGGTTTTTATATTTCATTTTCTCATCTACATAATAAGAACGAGAAACAAAGTAGTTTAACGAACCATCGCAATTGTAAGATGGGATAATTACCCTTCTACTATATAAACCTTCTTTACAATACCCAATACCATACTTTACAATTTGTTTTTCTGTTATACCTCTTTGAATAAGGTAGTTCATTGCTTGTTTATATTCCGGATTGAATCCCTTTGGTTGTTCTGCTAATGAAATAAACTCCTTTGGTAATGATATGAATATTTTAGCATCACCATCTTCGTTTTGTGGATTATAGTGTGAATCACCATATATCTCCCTAATAACTGCAATAGTTTTTCTATCAACATCTAACTTCTTTAATAAGGATGTAAGTTTCTTACCACCACTATTACACGTCCAACAATGCCAATGTTGTGTTTCGGTGTTTACTTGTAATTTTTGTTTGTGATGATGACAAAATGGACAGTAGAATGCCAATTCGTTTCCCCTTAAAACGGAAAAACTTCCTAACGTATTAGATAGTGTTGTAGTAATCTTTGTCTTGTCTGTATTATTCAGCATGATACAAATATACGACATTTATTTCAAATTTCCAAATTATTTAAACCATTCTTCTGGAATAAATTTATCTGCGTACAAAAACCCATTTTTATCACACCAATCTGCATAAGATGTTTTTGAATTTTTTGAAATTTTGTTTTTGGATGATGTGAATACAAACCTAATATCAAATTCAGGATGTTGTTCTTTTATAAATAGATGTTTTTTTCTATCAGCAGGAACAAACCTACCTTTGGTTTCTATAAAGATACCATTTGGTAATTTAAAATCTGGATTGTATGTATGTTTTGAAGCAGGTACAATGTATGGAATCTTTTCGGATTCGTATTGTACGGGAATACCTTTACTATCTATTTGAATTGATATTGATTCTTCCAAGCCTGATTTAAAACCATGTTTCCTTGCTACCCAACCTTTTTTGGTTGGTTTTTTTGATGTAACTGTTTTAGCCATTATTATTTGAAAGTATCAGAATACTTTTTTTCACTTATTGCACCACCTCTACCTGTTTTGAATTTTTCAGCAGTTAAGATTTGCTCATCTGCTTTTTTCAAATCATTTGTAGTGTATGGAGTTTTTGCATTAACACCTGCATCAAATCCAATTTTATCAACACCTAATGATGATTGTTGTGCTTTGTATAATTCTTCTATTGTTGGCATAGTTTGTATTGTTTATATATAAATATAGATTATGTATCAAAACGGACAATAAAATTTACAGGAATATCTGGTTCCGATTTTATTGGTTTTGGTAATTTTGCAACTGCTACTAATTCACAGTTATCATCGTATAAACCGATTGTTGTAATGAATGGATTTAGAAATGAACCAGTTGAATCTACAGAACCACTTAAATCATAATGTTCAAACCCACCACTAATTGCATTATTCACACTTGAAGTATATCTGTAGTCTAAAATATTTCCATTTTCTAATGTAGATTTTTTACGAATATATTTAACACCTGGATTTGTAATTGTTTTTGTAAAGGTTGTTTTACGAGTTGCAGTAAATGTATCATTTGTATTTTCAACACTACCTGTTTCTTCATTTATAACAATTATTGCAGATGGGTTTGTAGATACATTAAATTCACTTTCATTTACAATTAAAAGATATTCATTTTCATAAATAGTTTCAGTTGATTTAAATGATAAATCCCAAGTTGATTTTAAAAATAAATGTGCACTTCTACTAAATACTATTAACCCTTGAGTATAAAATATATTACCCAATTTTTGAGATATTCCAAATTGCCCTGCTCCACCTAAAAATGGAATATTAGTTACAACCATATTATCGTTTGCATCTATACTCTGTAAAACTAAATTATAATTATTTCCATCATATGTTACATTTATAGTTCCTAACCCTAAATCAAAATCACCAGAAGTTAATTGGAATGATGCACTATATACTGTTCCTAATGTATCTGTAAAATTTATTATATTATTTTCTAAATCCAATCTACTAATAGTTGCAGTATCTGGAGTAGAATTTATTAAATTACCATAACTATCATCTATATAAACTGAACTTGAATCTGATAATACTACCGAACCTTTTTTAATTCCTTCACCTGTATATATTTGTGGTATTGAAATTACTTTTGCATCGTTATTTAAATATCTTTCTTTTGTATTATCATTTGTATCGTATACATTGGTTTTATCACCACTTCTAAAAAATGGATTATCTTCTTGTCCGTTGTAAAATTGAGCTCTTAATTGTCCGTATATTGATGCAGGATAATATGAAATCCATTCATTTTTTGTTGCGTTAAATACAGATGCAGTTGGAAAATCATTAACTACATTACCAATACTTGCGGAAAATATATATACACCAGCAATTGGTGCACTTGTTTCATCAAATGACCATTCTTTGTATGCCTTAAAAGGTCTTATACTAATATCTGATTTTGGTATTCTTTTTAACATATTATAATAATTTAATACCCGAATCTGGTTTTATATAACGCATATTGAGTTTGTATTTCTGAAAGAGTTAATTTACCATCCCAAACTTTAACAAACCCAATATCTCCAGGTGCACATTCATTTCCATCTGATTTAGCAAATAATCTAAGTTGATTAAATGCACTTATACTAGCATTTGTACTTGTATATA